GCGCAGGGCGGTCAACGCTACCCACCGACAGGCCCATACCACCAGACCACAACATCGCGGTTGACCGCAGCGGGGAGAGTCCTTGGCGCCATCCCCGGCGTCTACAGCCGAGGGCTCTCTACCAGTGTGGGACAGTCACCCACCGGCCGCAGTGGAGGTGATCCTCTTCGGTTATCTGCAAAGCCACCGGCGCCGTGAGGCGACACCCGGTGAGTAGCCACCCGGAGAAAGCTCGGGGTGGTCCCCTTTGAGAGTCACGTCGAGAGACGCCGCTCACCGCCCGGCTCGTCGAGAGACGCCCGGGCACCTATTCAAGGAGGCACCCATGGCCGACAAGCCCAAGTATCGGCAGACCGACATGGCTGCCCAGGTTCGGCGCGTGGAGCCCGAGCCGACGTTCTACCCCATCTATAAATTCACAGGCCGCACGTTCGTGAAGCGTGACAAGCCGGGCAATCGCCCGGAGTAAAGCGAGGCCACCTATCCGAGGACGGTGGACGATATGGCAGACACCAAGGAACAGAAGAGCAAGCGAGGCCGCAAGCCGAAGTATTCAGCCGTCGAGGAAATGCAGCAGAAGATCGACGCCTACTTTGCCGAGTGCGAAGCGAAGGAGAAACCTCCGACCATCTCTGGCCTTGCGCTCGCCCTGGACATGACGACTCAGGGGCTGCGCGAATACTCCGCGAAGGATCAATTTTCTGCGACAGTAAGAAAGGCCAAGCAGCGAGTCGAGGTGGCTTTGGAAGAAAGGCTGGGCGGACAGGCGGCGACAGGCTCGATATTCAACCTCAAGTGCAACTTCGGCTGGCGAGATAAGCAGGAGTTTGAGATCACTGGGGCCAATGGCGGGCCGATGGAAACAGTCACCCGCATAGAGCTGGTGGCGCCTGAGGTCGACGAATGACCACGGCCAAGGTTGAGCTGCCGCCCAAGCTGGTCTCGCTGTTCTCCGGCCAGGCCCGCTACCGTATCGCCTATGGCGGCAGGGGTTCGGGAAAGACCCGGGGCTTCGCGCTGATGAGTGCCGTGAAGGCTTACCAGTACGCCCACGAGGGCACCAGTGGTGTGATCCTCTGCGGACGCGAGCACCTGAACAGCCTGGATGAGTCCTCGATGGAGGAGATAAAGCAGGCGATACGCTCCACGCCCTGGCTGGAGCCGCACTTCGAGATCGGCGAGAAGTTCATCCGCACGCGCGACCATCGCGTCAGCTACGTTTTCACCGGCCTGCGCCACAACCTGGACAGCATCAAATCCAAGAGCCGCATCCTGCTGGCATGGGTGGACGAAGCCGAGGCTGTGAGCGACAAGGCCTGGCTCAAGCTGATTCCCACGGTGCGCGAGGAAGGCTCGGAAATCTGGATCAGCTACAACCCAGAACGCGAGACCTCTGCGACGCACCTGCGCTTCCGGGCCGACCCGCCGAAAGACGCGAAAATCACCGAGATGAATTGGCGGGATAACCCTTGGTTCCCCGACGTGCTCAACCAGGAGCGCCTCGAGGACAAGGCGAAACGCCCGGACCAGTACGACCACATCTGGGAAGGCGACTTCGTCCGCGTGGTCGAAGGTGCCTATTTCGCCGACCTGTTGACCCAGGCGTCGATTCAGGGGCGCGTCGGCAACGTCATGCCCGATCCGTACCTGCAGTACCGCGTCTATGTGGACATCGGCGGCACCGGCGCCAAGTCGGACGCCTTCGCCCTGTGGGTGGTGCAGTTCGTCTCCCGCGAGATCCGCGTGCTCGACTACTACGAGGTGGTCGGCCAGCCCTTCTCGGCGCACTTGGCGTGGCTGCGCAAGCGCGAGTACCTGCCGGCCAACACCGCCGTCTGGCTGCCTCACGACGGCAAGACCCACGACCGGGTGATCGACGTCAGCTACGAGAGCGCGTTCCGCGATGCCGGCTACAAGGTCACCGTGATACCCAACCAAGGGCGCGGCGCGGCCTCCGCCCGTATTGAAGCCGCGCGCCGGCTGTTCCCGATGTGCTGGTTCAACGAGACCACCACCAAGCCCGGGCGCGATGCGCTGGGCTGGTACCACGAAAAGCGCGACGAGCAACGCAACATCGGCCTCGGGCCGGAACACGACTGGTCATCGCATGGATGCCTGGTGGCAGGCACCCTCATCAAGACGCGGCAGGGCCAGGTGCCGGTCGAGACAGTGAACACCGAGGACGAGGTGCTGACTCCAGCCGGGTGGGCGCCAGTCGAGTGGTCGGGCGCCGTGAAGATGACCGGCGACCTGATTGAGATCACCCTGGCCGATGGGCGTCAGATCGTTGCCACCCCAGAGCATAAGATATTCACGACTGGTGGCGTGATTCGAGCGAACGCAATCGGTTATAATGATGCGGTCATCACTGCCGAGGCCGCACCATGTCTGACGTTGGCGAACGCAAGCAAGATCGGGTATCGGGCCGCTTTTATCGAGAGTACCGAGGTGAGCGCTACTGGTACTGGCCGAAACGAGGCTTCTATGTCTCGCAGAAGGGCGGCAAGCAGCGAATGCTTCATCGCGAGATGCTGGGGTATCCTGGCCGAGGCTATGAGATCGTGCCGGTCAATGGCGACTGGGAGGATTACTCGCCTGGCAACTGGGAGTGTCGACGCAAGGGGGCAAAGCGCGATGTGCCAAGCAAGCACCCCTTCCAGGAGTTCAACGGCATCAGGTATTACCGCGACCCCGATCGCTGCTACTACTCCCGTCGATTCCCGGCCAGCGAGTACATGCACCAGGCTGTGCGGAAGTACCACAATGGCCCGATCCCTGATGGGTTTCATGTCCATCACAAGGACGAGGACAAGGCCAATAACCACATCGACAATCTGGAGCTTCTGTCAGCGAGCGATCATTCTCGCCACCACGGCCCTACGAACCCCTGGATCGGTTCGGAAGCCAACAAGCGACAGCTTCGTCAGGCCAGTGAAAAGGCCAAAGCATGGCATCGCAGCCCAGAAGGGCGAGAGTGGCACCGCGAGCATGGGCGACGGACCATGGCCCAGCGCGAGCGTATCGAGAAGCGCTGCGAACATTGCGGAACCGCCTACTTCACTCGCCACCCTCGACGATCCAAGTATTGCGACGCCCGTTGCAAGCGTGCGGCATATAAGGCGGAAGCCGACAAGGGTTTATGACCTGACTATTCCGCTGCATCACTGCTACTACGCCGGCGGCATGCTGGTGAGCAACAGCGACGCCTTCGGCCTGATGGCGGTGGCCTACGAGCCGCCCCGCGGCGGCAGCGAACCCGATTCCTTCGAGCCTGACTTCGACGTCTGACCCTCTTTCATCATGCCGGGAGGCATCATGAGCAGCCCCATCCTGACATTCGACACGCCCGACGAGGCGGCGCTGGCCATGGCGTCCGACCGGCTGTGCCGGGAGATCGGCGGCGTCCTCAGAAAGCACTACCCGAACCGCCTGTGGCATGTGCACGCCAGCGTCGCCGGCGGTGTGGCCACCATCCAATGCCCGTCGATCACCGCCCGCTACGGCTACCAGATCCACGTCCACAACAAGACGCACGACCAGTTGCGTGACGCCGTGGTGCGGGCCGGTGGCCAGATCCTCGAGATGTTCGACCTCAGCCGGGAGCGCGGCGCCCAGGGCGGCGAGGAACGCCTGGTGCGCGACATGCGCGGCGAAGCCCTCCAAGCAGCGACAGGCCTATGACCCCCGAAGAGAACGCCGCCATCGATGCGATGGACAGCCGGGACACGGACACCGGCGAAGCGCTCGGCGCCGACGAGGCACGCTGGCTGTCGCGTGCGCAGCAGGTCTACACGGATTCGACCGACTACTACCAGTCGTCGCTGTTCAAGAACTGGCGGGCGAGCATCGCGCACTTCCGCAGCCGGCACGCTGATGGCAGCAAGTACACCCAGGACGCCTACAAGCACCGCTCAAAGGTGTTCCGGCCCAAGCCGCGCGCCGCCGTGCGCTCGCTAGAGGCTACCGCCGCCACGGCGCTGTTCACCAACGACGACCTGATCGACATCTCAGGCCTCGACCCGAACAACGAGCAGCAGACGCAGGCCGCCCGGCTGCACCAGGCACTGCTCCAGCATCGGCTGGACACCACGATTCCCTGGTTCCAGACGGCGATCGGCGCCTACCAGGACACCCACGTCTACGGCGTGTGCATCTCCCGGCAGTACTGGGACTACCGCACCTCCACCAAGACCGATTACGCCATCGCGGTGGACGAGGAAACCGGCGAACCGTTGACTGACGAGAACGGCGATGTGCTCGGCGAGGAGATCGTCACCCGCAAGGTGCTGGCCGACCGCCCGGCCATCGACCTGATCGCCCCCGACAACTTCCGCTTCGACCCGGCATGTGACTGGCGCCGCCCGGCACAGACCAGCCCGTACCTGATCGAGCTGATTCCGATGTATGCCGGCGACGTCATGGCCATGATGGGCGAGGACGGCGGGTGGCACGAGTACAGCCTCGGCGAGCTGGTCAGCCACGGCAGCGAGGACGATGCCGATCAGTCCGTGCGCGACGCCCGTGAGGGTCGGGGCCGCGAGGACAGCCACGAGGTCAACAAGGCCAGCGAGTACAGCGTCGTCTGGGTGCACTTCAACATCATCCGCGACACCGATGGCGAGGACTGGGCGTTCTACACCGTCGGCACCACATTGCTGCTGACCGACCCCAAGCCGCTCGATGAAGTGGACCCGCTGGGCCGCGAGCGCTATGCCATCGGTTTCAGCGAGATAGAGGCGCACCGCAGCCACCCGTCCAGCACGCTCGAGATCAACCGCCCGTTGGCGGAGATGCTCAATGACGTCACCAACCAGCGCATGGACAACGTCAAATTGGTCCTGAATAAGCGCTACGCCATCCGCCGCGGCAGCAACATCGACCTGGGCGCGCTGATGCGCAACACCCCGGGTGGCGGCGTGATGATGGATGACGTGGCCCGCGACTACCGAGTCATGGAAACCCCGGACGTCACCCAGTCCAGCTACGTCGAGCAGGACCGCCTGGCGGTGGAGAGCGACGAGCTGCTGGGCACGTTCAGCCAGGCCAGCGTCGCCCAGAACCGCAACCTGAACGAGACCGTGGGCGGTATGAACCTGATGTCGGCCTCGGCCAACCAGGTGCAGGAGCTGGGCCTGCGGACATGGATCGAGACCTGGGTGGAGCCGGTGCTTCGCACCATGGTCAAGCTCGAGGCGCTCTACGAGACCGACGAGACGATCCTGGCCCTGGCCGCCGGCAAGGCCGAAGTCGAGGAGGGTGTCAGCGACGACCTGATGCTGCAGAACCTCGTCGTCAAGGTGAACGTCGGCATGGGCAACACCAACCCGCAGCAGAAGATGGCGCGGTTCCTTCAGCCCCTGCAGGCGGTGCAGCAGTATCCCGAACTGGCCCAGGAGCTCGATCAGGAAGCGATCGGCAA